CAAGTAATTGTTTACGTTGAACAGGCGGTAAAGATTTTAGCATCTGCTCATAGACACCATCATTTGCTAAGTAGGGGTTATCAATTAAGCGAGCAGGAATAAATTTTCTAGTTAGCCCATCATCACCTTGAAAAGATTCATTAGATGTATAAGCATCTACATATCTTTTCTTAACCCAATTAGCTCCTATACCACCGGGGTTAGCAGTACAGCGTAGATAAGTTTTTATTTCAGGGTCTGTAGTTCTAAGACGAGAAGCTAGATAGTTCCAACCAAATTCTGTAGGTAAGTGAGTTATCTCATCAAAGCCTATCCAAGAGTATGCTTGTCCTTGATAACGATAAACATCTGCATCTCTTTCTAAGAAACCAAACTCTATCTTAGCCCCACTAGGAAAGTTCCACACTTTCTCAACTTCCCTGAACTTACAGCCGGGAAATGCTTGTGGATATAATTCTCTGGATTTGTCTATGAGCTCTCGTAGTTCTGGCATAGACCTTCTAAGTATTAAGGCTCTGTGTGCTTTCTTGTGTGCATACCTTAATGGATCAACTAACATAGCGTATGATTTACCACCGCCTGCAGCTCCGCCATACAGAACATCTTTCTCGTCTGCAGCTAAGAACTCTGTCTGTGGTCCTTCATTAGGATGAAAGACTACATGACTACCTGCATCTATCTCAGCTTGTAAAGCTTTAGGAAGTACGTGTAGTTCATCTTCTACAACTACCTTCCCCTCGTCTGTCTCTTTATCGTCTTCAAGTTTGCTGAGTAATTTAGTCGTTTGTTTAAGACTATGTCTCTTTGATTTGAGTTGATTTTCAATCTTTTCGATTGTTTTACGTTTTTTGGCAACTGCTCTTCGTGATGCCATTTTTGTTTTCTGCTCATCTGAATACCTATAGTTAGATTTACTACCCTGTGGTCGTCCACCTTTTTTACGAGGTGTACCATCTTTCTTTAGTATAAAGCCTCCGTCAGAATCTGTCAAGTAAAGATGTGGGTTTTTCTCCCAATCGTGCAATTCGCTGTTCTCGTTTTCCATACTTTTTATCTATATGTTTCTTTAATCCTGCTGCTGTAATACTACGTTTAGTTTTAAATTCTATCCAATCACAAGCATCACGAAGGCTTATTGATTCAGCAGTTACTAAATCTTCTGCAACTTCTAGTGCTTCTATTTGATCAGGCACAGGCTTTAAGTAACCTTCTACTTCACTAGACTCATATCCAAACGGGATAGTTGATGTCTTTCTTTTTATATATTCTTCTTTCATTTTTCTTTAGGACAAATATAAGTTCCTTTTTTATCTGTATAACAAAGACCTTCTAATGGTTGATAAACACTACAACTTGTTAAGAGTAATATTAATAATATTATTCTATACATTTATTGATTATGTTTTCTATAAGCCGACTTAGTTTCCCAATCTTCAATAGCTTTTGAAATACTTTCTTCAGCTAATACACTACAATGTAGTTTAATTGGAGGTAGTTCTAAAGCCTCTGCTATATCTTTATCTTTAATCTTCTTAGCTTCTTCGACAGTCTTACCTTTAAGCATGTCTACAAACATAGTTGATGATGCAATAGCTGAACCACAACCATATGTTTTAAACTTAACATCCTCTATGAGGTCTCCATTAAGTTTAAGTTGTAGACGCATAACGTCTCCACATGCAGGTGCTCCTGTCATTCCTGTAGCTACATTAGGGTCTGTAGGATCAAACCTACCAACTGCATGCTTCTCAGGTTCTTTGAGTACACTTTCAAATCTGTCAAGTACTTGTTGTGAATAAGCCATTAGTATAATCCCCATAGAGTTACAAGCAATACAGTTAATACTAGTATCTGTTCAACAGTCATTACTTCTTATCCTTAGAGAAAATTCTATCAAAGTTATCACGATACTCTTTACTATATACTCCGGGTCTAGCTCTAGAACCTTTACCCGCTATAGTCTTTCTAAACATAACAGGCTTTGTGTCGCTTCCTAGTTGTGTTCCTTTCTTTGTCATTTACTTTCTTTTAACTAAACTAAGTACTTTATCTTTAATGCTATTAAATGTATCAGGCTTATACTTCTTAAGTACAACTCCACCTATAACTGCTATAACAACTATTAATATTAATGTATCCATTATTTACTCCTATTCTTCTTCTTCTCTTCCAGAAGCTTCTTCCACATAAGGTTGTTCGCTTGTAGTTTCTTCTTCTGAATCTCTTCTTTCTTCGACATATTCTACTTCCTCTGCTTGTACATCTATTGGTGCTTTCTCAGGAAGTATAAAAATACCGCCCGCAGCAGTATGAGTTACGTCTAGCTTATCACTCTTTGATACACCTACTCTATCTAATATAGTCTGAGCAGCAGTTAGTTTATTACTAACCTGTGGTATAGGATGATCACTATTCATAATGTCCACGAGTTTAAAGGCTGCAGCAGGGGCAGAACGAGCTAGTACATCCGAGGCTAATTCGATCACTTCTTGTCTTAATGATTTTATAACTTGATGATAATTGCCTGAGTATCCTGCGAGCTCGGCTGCTTTCTTTGGATCACCGCCTGTCTGAATTAAATTATCCAGAAAGGACTGTTGTTTCTCTGTAAGAACCTTGTCTTTTTTATCTGTGGTTTGGGGAAGATAACTCATAAACCTTATTATAGGACTGGTGTCAAACTTGTCAAGTTTTAAAAAGTTTAAATAGGTCTTGACAAAAGTGAATCTGGACTGTACAATATATCTTGTTAAGCCCCTCCGGTAAATACCTACCTTTAGCAAGCCCTTGTTAAGTCCTTTTAAGTAATTGAAGGCGGCTTAAACTAGTAAACATCCATTTAGTCTAAAAATGTATATGATTGCTATATATATACACCCACCCCCCCTGTGCATCCTACCTACCCCACTTAACCCAACTCAACAATGACTCGTTCCACTCGACATCTTTAATAAGAAAGAAAAAAATTTACCAAGTGAGAGGAAGGCGACATTGATGAGACTTATAGAACTTGATAAGTTTTATGAATACTTGACAAAGTTCTACCCCTTCCAAGTTTTAGCAAGTCTGTAAATTCTGTTGAGTGATCTAGTAAACAATATATTCATGAAACTTATAGAGAAGTATTGATTAGATTAATACTCTTAACCTGACTTGGTAGGGTCTAGGAAATCTCTTTTATATATAAGGACTTAGCCAACAGATAGCAGTTAAGGTCTCATAGTTTTTTAAGTGTGCCAAAGTGGGTAATTGTGCGACAGATTAATTTCAATTTAAATGCATTCTTTTTCCCTATTTCAGATTATTTAGGTATAATTAACTTAATAACAAAACCTAAAGGGGGTAAAAAATGGAACCATTAATAAAAACAATAGTTGAAAAAGCTACTAAAAAAGGTGGCTATTATTCTATCGATTATCGAGAAGGTGATGAATATCAAAAAATAACCAATGATATTTCTTTACTATGTAACCAAAAAAGTACAGATGAATATGTAGGAATATCAAACCTTGATGAATCTGTAGTACGAATATATGATGCTGATAAAGAATCTAGAGGGTGGATATATTGGATAGCATATAATGATGCTACCGATAGGCTTTCAGATTACAGCACAGGGTTAGAAGATTTTATAAACATTAAAGAAGTTTATGAAAAATGGGAAGATAGCTATTATAGATTATAAAGACTAACTGATGATGACTTTAATAGTCGAAACACTCAAGGATGAGTGTCTTAGTCAAAAATAAAAACCTAAAGGGGGTAAAGAATGAAAGTAAGACCTAATAGTAAACTAGAGCAGATGAATAGAGACTTTAGTAAAAGAAGAGAGCTTGAATTCAAAGAAGCAAAAGAAAAAATAACTTTTCCATTAAGAGGAAATAACAAATATTATTATGCGTTTCAATGTGCTTTATTTGAAAAGAACATACTTGATAATGGATTTGATAGTTATGCAAATAAATCAAGCGTTAAAAAAGAAGGTTTATTATTTAATAAATATTCTATAACTTTAGGACATCAATACGGACATGATTTAAAACGCTTTAACAGTAAAGAAGAAATGTTCGGCTTTGTTATTGGTTATAACGAGTGTATTCTTAATGCTGAATATTACAAAAGATAAAAGAATAAACCCCATAAAAACGTAAGTTTTATAACCCCTATTAAGTTAGGGGTTTTTTTTGTCTGTTACCTTCTAAGCTAATTTAAGCGTGTTTAAGCGTTGAAACTTGTCAGGCTTTGCCAGGTATTGCTAACCCTCTTAAAATTAAATCCTACTCATT